ATAACAGATTTAATTGACGGTTCTTTAGGAACAGACTGGCAAGCTACTCCAAAGACAGCAAACTTTACAGCTGTTGCTGGGGAAGGTTATTTTGTTGATACCACAAGCACTGCAATTACTGTAACGCTTCCAAGTAGCCCAAGTGCTGGAGATGAAGTTTCTATTATTGACTATGGAGCTAATGCCTCAACAAATAATATTACAATCACATCGAGTGATAATATAGAGGGTGCTGCTGATGATTTAACATTATCCACAAACAAAATATCAAAAACATTAGTTTATTCAGATGCTACTAAAGGCTGGTTAATTGCTAATGATGCAGGTGGAGCTGCACCAGCACCAGATTTAACAGTTGATTATTTAGTAGTTGCTGGTGGTGGCGGTGGGGGTAGATTAGGTGGTGGAGGTGGAGCTGGAGGTTTGAGATCTACAGTAGATTCATCTGGAGGCGGAGCATCTGCTGAATCATCTTTATCATTAGCTACTGCAACAGATTATACAGTGAGTGTAGGTCCTGGTGGCGGTGGTGGTACAAGTTTAAATGGATCAGCAACTAATGGCACAGGCTCAACTTTTGCTAATATAACATCTGATGGCGGTGGTGGTGGAGGTAATCATTCTTCTGGAGATGGTGCGGTTGGCGGCTCTGGAGGGGGTGGTTGTTCATCAGGCACTCAACATTATGGTGCATATGGAACATCTGGACAAGGATATGCTGGTGGTAATACCGGTCCAACCTCACCCGCTTATGGCGGTGGTGGAGGTGGTGGTGCTGGTGGTGCTGGAGCAAATGGAACATCAACAACTGGCGGAAATGGTGGTATTGGTGATCAAATATCTATAACTGGAACAGCTACATATTATGCTGGAGGTGGTGGAGGTGGATGCCAAAGTAGTAATACTCCTGGTACTGGTGGATCTGGTGGTGGAGCGAATGGAACTGGTGACACATCTACTCCGAGTAATGCTACCCCTAACACTGGAGGTGGAGGAGGTGGTAGTGGATATACTACTGCTTTTGCTAATGGAGGCAATGGCGGATCTGGGGTAGTTATATTGAAATACCCAGATGCGTATACTATAAGTGAAACAACTTCACCGAGCGTACTAACATTTACTACTGATTCATCATCGGTATCTGGATATAAGATTACAACATTCACAGCTGGAGAAAACGGAACTATACAATTTAGCTAATATGGTAAAAATTAATAATAAATAAAATGGCACACTACGCATTACTAAACTATCAAAACATAGTTACTAAAGTTTGCACAGGCAAAAATGAAGATGAAACCGATGCTAATATCGAAATAGTCTATCAAAATATGTTTGGACAATTATGTAAGCGCACCTCTTATAATACCAGAGGCGGGGTACATTATGATCCTGAAACAGGAGAGCCAAGTGCTGATCAGTCAAAAGCATTTAGAAAGAACTATGCAGGAATAGGATATACATACGATGAATCTCGTGATGCTTTTATTCCGCCAAAACCATTTGATAGCTGGACATTAAACGAAGACAGCTGCCTATGGGAAGCTCCTGTAGCTATGCCAGACGATGGACAGCAATACTCTTGGAATGAAGAAACAACAAGTTGGGATTTAATAACAGAATAAATAAATAATTATGGCACTAACTAAAATCACGTCAAATGTTTTAGCGGACGAGTTTACTACAGTAGCAGCAATGTCAACTGATGACGTTGATTTTACGTCTGCTCAAGTATTTACAAAAACATTGTCAGCTGATACAACATTGACATTTTCAAACGTATCAACTGGAATGGTTAAAGACCTTGTGATCACAGGGGACTTTACATTAACTCTTCCAGGATCAGTTAAGGTTATATCTGGGACGTATGACGGAACAGTATCAAACCTAATTCAAATAGTAGCAACCAACGGTGCAACTGAACAGTGGGCATCTATAAGTCAAGAAGCAGTATGATAGCAATACAACACGAAGGAGCAATTAAAAAATTCACTGCCTTACCAAAGGTATGGACAGATGAAAACGGCACGCATTTAAACATCACAGACGGAGCTTCTTTTGGATTCTATCCTGTAGTAACTCCAACGTATAATAGTTCAACACAGAGCTTAGGAGACATTATGTGGGATGCTGATGCATCTGTATTCACCTACCCTGTGATCGACAAAGTATGGACACAGACTCTTGAAGAAATGAAGGCTGCTAAAGTAACTGCATTGAAAAGTTTATACCATGCTGAATATGAAAAGACAGATTGGTATTATATTAGATTAACAGCTACAGGAGAAGCGGTTCCGCAAGGTGTTATAGATGCAAGAGCAAATTTTAAAACAGACTGTGATGCTCGTGAGGCAGAAATAAATGCATTAACAACACAAGCAGAGGTCGCTGAATATCAACTACCAAGCTTTATGTAATGGTTGGAAAAAGATTAGTTAATACAGGAGGGGCTGTTGCAGCATTTGACTCTTTACAAAACTTTGAAACTGTAACCTATACAGGGAATGGTGGTACACAAAAGATAACAGGGTATATAAGAAAGGGTGCTGCTTTTAATGGGAGTAGTAGTAGAATAAATTACAGTTCTATTTTTACAGGAGAAGAAATTAGAACCTATTCGTTTTGGTTTAATACAGATTCTAATAATACAGGAACTGTTTTTATTTCAGGAGGAAAATTACAATTTACTATAGACCCTGACGCAACTAATTCTGTTACAATATATAAATGGAAAAATGGTCAATCACAATTTACTACAGGCACTCCTAATAATATGCGACAGGGAGTTGCCAATCCTACAATAAACCTAAATCAATGGTATCACGGAGTAGTAATTATGAGCGGTACAGCCGATGATGATTTTTCATTTTATTTAAACGGAAGTCAAGTATCGCTAACGTATTCAGATAATTATACAGCAGGATATACAAATGATGGTGATTGGATTGGAACAAATGGTAGGTATTCAAATGTATATTACAGTAATTTTTCAGGCAAAATAGACCAAGTAAGAATCTTTGACAAAGCATTATCTTCTTCAGAAGTAACTACTCTATACGGAGAAACCTACGCAAGTAGTACTAAATCAACTACGGATATATTCGGAGATGGTTCAGGTGTTGCTTTATATCAGTTAGATGAGGATGCAAATGATACAGGAACAGGAGGAATAGATAGTGGACAGAGTGCGGTGTTTAATGGGAGTAGTAGTTTTATTGATACAGGAATATCAGGACATAGTTTAGCTTGGGGTTATTCAGGTTGGTTTAATACAACCGCTACTTCAGGTGTAATATTAGCAAGTTTGAATGGTTCAGGTTCTTCAGATGGGGTAAGTATATCTTTGCTATCAGGAGGAGTACTTAGGTTTATATTTGCAGTTGGAGGTACTCTTACTGTTTCTTCAGGTTTTGATCTTGGTAGTGGTTTAAATGATGGTAATTGGCATTTCTTTGCTTATACTTGGGATGGTGTTTCGGGTAATGATGTTGCCATAAGAATTGATAATAATAGTTATAGCTATACCCCAACAATAGGAGGAACAACAACTTCAGATACAACGCTTAAAATTGGTAGGGCGGGCATTGCTGCAGCAGGTGGTTATTTAAATGGCAAAATTGACCAAGTAAGAATATACTCTTCAGCATTAAGTGGTTCAGATTTAACTAACTTATACAATGAATCAAGTGTGCAACTGCAAATCTTGTTGCCCACTATAAATTAGATGGAGATGCAACAGACGAGCAGGGAAGCTATAATGGAACCGCAACATCAATAACATATTCAGACCCCGCAGCGATAGTTTACAACGGAACACCTACCAACGTAAACTTTTTAGGTATGGTATTCCAGCCTGATTTGGTTTGGATTAAATCTCGCAATCACGGATATAGTCATCACATTCAAGATGTTATAAGGGGGGCGGGTCCATTAAAAGATATTAGTTCTGACGGAACTTGGGCAGAAGGCACATATAATTATGGTTCTGTTGATAGTTTTGATACAAATGGATTTACTGTTGGTAGTGGTGGACATTCTACTTATGGTCGAGCTCAAGTAAACGAAAGTGGAAAAACCTACGCTGCTTGGTGTTGGAAAGCAGCAGATACTACAACTTCTTATTCAGCAAGTGGTAGTCAATTAGCTGCGGATGTAAGAGCAAATACTGCTGCAGGATTCAGTATAATTAAATTTACAGGAACAGCAGGTAATGCAGAAGTACCGCACGGATTAAATGAAGCACCCGAAATGTGGATTGTTAAAGATACGGATGCAGCCGACCATTGGTGGGTATATCATAAAGATATAGGTACTACAAAATCTTTTATGTTAAACCGAGATTCTGAAGCAAAAACTCCATCTGCTTGGGGATATGGTTCGGGAACATTTTTTAATAATTTAGCACCAACATCAAGCGTTATAAATATAGGAAAACTTACCAATTATTTTAGTGGAAACGTAAATATAATGTATGCCTTCCATTCAGTAGATGGGTATCAAAAGGTGGGGAGTTATACAGGTGCAGGTTCGTCAGGATTAAATGTTACTACAGGATTCAGACCAAGATGGGTAATGATTAAAAGGACTGATTCTGCTAATTATTGGACTATTTTTGATTCTGTAAGAGATACTATCGATCCTTATTCATATAGATTATATCCAAATACTTCAGATGCAGAATCTGATGGAGGTTCTACAACTGCTATAAGTTTTTCAGATACAGGATTTAGTATGAGTACCTCAGCAATTGGGGGTTCTATTAACCAATCAGGAGGAACATACATCTATTTAGCAATAGCATAAACAACAGAAAATTAAATAAAATGAACTATATTAGAAAGATTTCAGTAGGCGCAGATTACAAGAACGCCATGCATTATATAATAAACCAAGAGGTTTTAGGAGGGTCTTACGTTATAAGTGATATAGCTCAAGAACAAGAAGGATTCAGCGTTTGGGTTAAGAAAAACGAAGAGTCTGTAAAATGGAAAGAGTTTAAGGACATTCCAATAGTAGTTGAATACAATATAAATTTAATATGAAACCAAGATGGGATTATTTAATCAAACCACTCGGGAAGGAATACAACAACACAAAGAAAATAGCAGGAGAAAGCTTCGTAGTCAACACGTCTTTGGAGGATGCAACCTTTGTGAACAGGCTGGGAGTTGTGTGTGCGGTGCCGAATGGTGGACAAGTACCTGTGGGTAGCATTGTCGTAGTACATCATAATGTATTTAGAACTTACCTTGACATGAAGGGTAATAAAAGAAAGAGTAACGAATACTTTCGTGATGATGAGTATTTAGTTAGTCCCGAAAGAATATACATGTATAAGGATGATGAAGGGTGGAAAACTACAAAAGACTATTGCTTTATTTCTCCTGTCGATTATAATCAAGATAGTGAAATTTATAGATCAGACAAGAAAGAAGAGGAGCATGTGGGAATTGTAAAACATAGTAGTATCTTTGAGAAAGGAGAGAAAGTAGGCTTTACAAGAAACTCAGAGTACGAGTTTACTATAGACGATGAAAGATTCTATAGAATGAAGCATAACGATATTTGTATTAAATTTAATTAAATGGAAGAGTATTGGGTCACCACATCAACGTGGGAAAATTATTGTTTCACTTATACATACACTGATGAGTAATACTAAGGATACAATATTAAGAGTTATATCGGCAGGAGAAAAGGCTGTGGATGAGCTTATAAAAGTTGCTGAGGAAAAAATCATTACAGGACACAAGGATGACGATTTAGCTGCTGATAGATTAAAGAATGCTGCGGCAACTAAAAGATTAGCTATAGAGGATGCATTTGCAATACTGCAACGTATAGAGAACGAAAGAGAAAAGCTAAATGGCGAAGACCAGACTAAGGACGGTAAAGGAAAAGATAAAGGATTCCAAAGCTTTGCAGAATCTCGAGGACGAAAGTCTTGAGCTATGTAAGGTTGTATCTCATATTAATTCAAAAGTGATAGACAAGCTAAACAAAAACAAAGCTTGGAATTATGGCTACAACAAAGATCATGATGTTGTGGTTATATCTAAATCTGGTAAAATAGGAGAGGTTGTAGAGATACAGAATCTAAAAATAGCATTACCTTTGCAACCTGAAAAAATACATCAAAGGAGTGCCAAAGAATCAGAACAGTATTGGGAGCCATTTGAAAACCCAAGAGAACTTACGAAAATCAAGACCATATTCCAGTGGAATGAGTACCCGAATGCATTCAAAGAGTCATGGGTCGATTACATTGAAAATGAGTTCGAGAGAAGGGAGGATGGTTTTTGGTTTAAAAATAATGGTTTTCCTACTTACATTACTGGCACTCATTACATGTACCTCCAATGGACAAAGATTGATGTCGGACATCCAGAGTACAGAGAATCGAACAGAATCTTTTTTATCTTCTGGGAAGCATGCAAGGCGGATGAAAGGTCATACGGAATGTGCTATCTTAAGAACAGACGGTCTGGTTTCTCA